GGCGGCGTTCTCCTTCCTTATCCGAGATATTTGGTCTACCAATATAGGGATATTGTTAGAGATAGCGAGAAAGCCGGTCTGTAGAGATACCGAGAATGCGGGAAACTCACGGGTTAATTGATTGATTGCGTTTCCCATTCCATCCCATGTGGAGACATAATTACCCACGTTTCTCTGATGCTGTCCCAGACTTTTATCAACAGATTTTACCTGAGTGTCCAAAGCCGCTATATTCTTTTGTAACTCTACCCCTAACTTGCTGTTAGCGGCTTCCGTGGAAAGCATCCGATACGCCTTTCTCAGCCTCTCCAATTGCAACGATTGCTCTTGATAACTATCGTTGGCCGAGTTGATCATTTTTGTCTCATTCGTAAGAATGTTCAACAGCTCTCTCAAGGATTCTCGATGAAGCAATTCAGACCTTACCAGATCCTGCCTCTTTTGCACGGCATCTTTAGTTGAGATAGCCCCGCTTTTCTCCATTTTATTCAATTGGCTTTTCTCCTTGGATAGTTGGGCCAATATCGTCCTTTCTTGAGCGACCCTGCGTATATTCTCCTCCCTAGATCCCAATGTATGGTCAATGAGTCCCTTCAATTCCTGACTTATGACAACCTCTTGTTGCTTGGCTTTCATGTTCTCCGAGATAGCGTTTGATTCCTTGGCTATGGAAGAGGATGATTGATCTAAGCTATTTTGAACCTTTCCAGCCGCTTCCGCATATCTCTTGTTAACCTCTATCAGCTCATCAATCTTTCTCTTGTACTGGTCATTGGTCTTATTGAGAGTGTCAATCGTGCTTTTAAGCGCTGATACATTTCTCTTGTACTCCTCGATCTTGGCGTTCAACTCTGACAAACTTGAGGGATTTATCGTCAACCCTTTCCCTATCTCTTTTACCAACCCGATATAGACATTCTGCGTATCCGCTAATTTCCTATCCAGACGCTCCAGTTGATCAAACGCCTCTTTCCCTACTATATCAGTGATCTTAGTCTCGTTTCCCGCCATAATTCTTCATGTCCTCTAATTGGTTAAACATAATCCTTATCATATTTCCGTACTCGGCTGCGGTGAACGTGTCAGGATCGATACGCATCTTGAAATAGGTGGACACGATCATTCTCTCACGGGTGAAATCTTTATCCTTGGGGTCTACCACCTTAGACTTGTTCCTATCCAGAACGCTCAGGCTATATTTCACCTGCGACATCTTGGACTGGATTCTCTTTTTAGCGACGATCAGATCTTGCTCTCCCGGCTCCTCCGGCATGCGGATACCTACCCTGCCAAGAATATCCGAAGCGTCAGCGTACATCATAGCGTCTATCAAATGATCCGCTGACTCCAACAGGATAAGCTTGATATTGCAATCCACCGCCCTTGACCGATCCTCTATCTCGATAGCGATATTCTTGTTCCCGGTTATAACGGAATACTCGTCAATAAGCCCCATCGCCGCTTTCCTTAACTCCCCATCGGTGGGCTTGGTACTCCCTCCTTTTATAAGGGCGTTAAGATTTCCCTTGTACATCTCGATGAATTTGCATAAAGGTATCTCATCGCATGTCGTGTAATATGATCCCATAAAATTAGCTTTAATCATAAACAAAAAAGAGCCACACCCCATAGACGTGACTCTATCGGGTATGGCTCTTAGGCTCTAAATTATCTGTTTTATATTATCCCCAAATATAGGAATAATAAACTATCATGCATCTATTTAAGGATAAAAAAACGACCCGAACACAAATTCGGATCGTCTCCTTCACTAAAGACGAACAAAGAAATCAATCCTTGCTCCAATTTCCGTAGCAATCTTGGCTATAGCCCTCTCTTTCCAAGGTATCATGCGCTTCTTGAATGTCATGTTCCCTAAAGCATTCATTAGGGTAAGAAGTCCCATACTCGCCACCGTTCTCTATAACATCCATAGCTTCATCTACATCATAAGGTCTCATAGGTTCTAATTTTTAAAGTTAACATCACAATGTTACGAAATCATATGACAAAACACAAGAATCCTAGGATGTTTGACAACATTGTCATACATCATACCCCTGCCGGTGACACGAAGTCCATCGCCGTGACAACGGCGGCTATGGCGATAGACTTTAACCAGTTTGCGAGGTCGGATATGTAGGAGAGGTAGCGGTACATAAGGTTACGTTTTATGGTTTAATGATATCATATACATCTTTAATGCGACCAACTTGTATTAATTTAGGTTCAGCATTTACATCGAAAACACCCTTATTTGCTAGGCTAATTCCCGCCTTAACTCCAATATCCCTTGTTCCTAGAGATACCTCTTTTACCGAAAATCTTTGATTTGTGTTCATCGCATATAAACTTCCCGCTGTTATAATCCTACAGAAATCACCAACACGACCATCATCAATGGTTATACCATCTATCTTACCATCCGAATTTTCCGCCAGTCTAAAACTATTGTTGCCATTAAATATAATCCCCATACCTCTCATCACCTCTATGGTATCCGTGTTTTTTAAACGAACGACATTATCGAATGACGGATAATAATCACGCCCTACAGGATACTGTTCTATAGTTGCAACATTTCCAATAGCGTAAAGTATCTCATCAATGATTTGATCATTTGTATAGGTCGATGGTTCAGAATCATCTGTGCCATTGTAATTCTTGTTAAAAACAATATTATATGACGTGCCATCTATAATGACTGTCAATGTCTTATTTACAGATGAACAATCCCCCAATCTTTTACCTAATGAGTTCATATAGGTATTTTCAGGATTCCCAACGGCGTTCTCACCTATATCCCAGAGTCCGCAAGCCCACCCAGACAAGCCATTTCCACCGTCACGGTATTGGTATCCGTATTTTTGATTGAAACCATATCTATTTATGAACTCATTTGACTCATTGGACTTTCCGATAATTAAGGGGAATGCCGAGCTTGACTCATCAAATCTTACAGATGAAGAACTTCCGGTTGATTTTGATTTTATTTTCAAGCCAAAACCTCTTAGACTAGAATTATCAAATGGTTGCGGATTGACATCAATAAACAATTCATATTCGGCATGATCGGCTTTTTGATTTGCCGCATTTTTACTTATGAATGGAGAATCATTATATCTAATAATACCCTGATTCTCCCATTTGCAATTAATGAAAATCATTTTATCGCTTTTCCCCGTGCCCATTGGTTGTATGCTTCCTAACACATTTATACCACCAGAATAACCTCCCTCGCCATTAGCAATAAATGTGCAATTCTTGAAGGTTAAGGAAGAGGCATTTTTATAATCCGCATTTGTATGTGAATAGAATGCGTGGGCTTTTCCTTCTATCTCACAATTTTCGCAAATAATGGTTTGACCGTCCGACATGCCAATCCCCAACGGATGCCAACTAAGCCAATTAATTGCATCACCAGTGTTTCCCTGATGCCATACCTTGGAATCGGTACATTTCAATAAATAGTCCTTACATCCGGTCGCACCACCATCTATATGTATTGGATAACGGATGTTACGACCGATAACAGTCATTCCACTTAATTCAGATATTGATTGGAATGTTATGCCTTCATATGATGAATAAGCAAAGCTACTTCCCAAATTGTCAGGAAGGGAAGCTTGAATTATACACGTATTGCGCCCACTCCCTTTTATATTTACATAATTTTTTGTTTTAATAAAAGCGTTCCGATTTACTGATAAATGGTAGTCTGATGCTTGTTTTGCCTCAAAAATACCATTCACAACCAAATCGTATACATTTGAAGGCGAAGCATCAGTTATAGAATCGATCGCTCGCTGTATCGCGTCATTACCATAGAAATCGGCGGTAGTATCCCATCTATCCACCCTTATAATTTTAGTGGTAGGGCGTAATATTTGGCCTATATTTTTATCTAATTCACGAACCTTGTCATTTAGTTTTTCCTCTCTGCGTATATTGATATTTGAAACTTTCACCACAACCTCCTTTGTGACCGTTGAATCTTCAGGAAAACCATTTTGATAATAGAATCTCATCCTGTCATAAGAGGCTATATCCTCATAAGTTATAACGTACTCAAAATTGATGCTAAGAATTACTTTGCCATCTGTTTCAGTAAACGTCATATTATTTTCCAAGGTAATATTTGTATATTCCGCTCCTGATACTTTTTGTATTCTAATCTTCTCTCTTTGCAGCTCTTCCACGGTTTTATTAGTATAAGTTATATCTACATCTACCACAATTTTAGTACCCTCAGGATAGAGAAATTTGTTAATGGTATCATCTAAATATATTATACTGGATTTTCCTGTATATCCAACAGGTATATGGTAAGAGGTATTAGAATCTTCAATCGCACCATTTACCACTGTGCAATATGGGTCTATTGATATATCCTTAAAATAATCAATTTTAGAATCTATACTCTCAAGGCTTTCTGTTAATCTAAACTCACTATAATAAGAATCGTTACCATATAATAAAGGTTCTACCTTGACTGTACTAGACGCCGTTTGTAACATATCCGTATAAAGCGACCAATCAAATACAATATCAATAGCATAATGTCCTTTATCACCTAATGCGTCTTTTTTATATCTGATTATACCTTCTGGCTCACCATCTATTTGTTTTATAATAGAACCAAGTACATAGTCTAATGTTTTATTATAAACTTGAAACATTATTTCCCCTGTTGTGGCAACTCCAATCACCGATAAAGCAATATCATGATCAATATATTTTTCATCAACCCATACCTTTATATATTTGATACATTTCACAATATATTCCTCTTTTCCAGAGTATGATAATATTCCTTTATAGGATGATTCAGCTTTCCTACAATAATAATCATCTTCGCATACCCAATTAGTCCAAGAATATGGTGCGTCGCTTGAAGCAGTCCATCCTACGCGATGGAAACTACGTGAAGGATAATAAGGGTCTTCCCTATAAACTGGATTATGCGCTTGTATTCGTTGGTATACATATTCAGAATCTACTCCACCATTTGGTAAATGATAAAAAGTGAATCGTTTGCCAAAATTATCATCATCGTTTAATAGTGTTACTCCATACACACCATATGGCCTTCTACCATCATCTAAATCTTCAATAGATGTTATTTCTATATCTTTGAAGGAATTTAGTTTATTGTTCTCTATTTTTGTCACCTCCCCCCTCAAGCTCGTCTCCCTTGCGTCCGTGCCAATCCACGCCCCCGCCTCATGATCAGCCGTGAACTCGTACAAGAGACCGCCGTAATTAACGATCTCGCCTTTTACGTAGGGCTTGGTATCGGAGAATACAGGGTACGTGTCTAGGCCTATATTCTTGGTCATGCTTTCCTCTGCGGCAGCTATAGACTCCAACGCTTCGTCTTGTGCCTCCTTTATTTTGTCTATATCCATTCCTGCCAATTTGTAATCAAGACGCTTCCCGTCTTTATCATAGACGGCGCTCTCAGGAGTCAAGTTAGCCACCGGATTCCCGTTAATATCCCTGTGCTGATATATAGTAACATTTTTTTTAGCCATATCTTATTGTCTTTAATAATATCTCATAGATAATGAATATACTCAACGATCTTTCCCTTTGATTCTATAGCGTTCATAGGCTCGAAGGCAAACGTGCCATCCGTTTTACGGATAAGCACGTAAATGCGTTTATCGGAAACGGCCATCTTGATAGCCAGCCTCCTTATGTTCTCGTATGTGGCCATCGCCCTGTTCTGCGAGGCGCAATTGCACGGCTTTATCATTTGAACCCGTATTTCTTGAATAACTTATCCAACGCGGGGACAACCCGTTCCTCAATCAAATAAGCCCTAGCCTCCGGGGTCAAACCCAGATGACCGGGGCCGTATTTCTTCTCTAAAGCGTCGTCACCGGCATAGAAACCGATGGATCTCGTGACTATCTTGCCACCATCCTTGCCGCCTTGCACGATCGGCGTTATACTGGCGTGGTAATCGCCTCGTATGATAAGGTTGGGGGTGTTAGGGTCCCGTGGCGGTAGATGGAGTATGTCGGAGGACCTAGGCGGGGTTATGCTTTCCTTCATCGCCTTGTACCATCTGGCCTTGGCCCTCGCCGCCTTCGGGGTCTTCGTGGTCTCCACGAAATACGGGTCATCCAGATAAGTAGGCTTCAAAGGCTCCTTGTTCTCGTCTAGCCCGGACATGAGTTGATCAGTGATCAAGTCATGGATCAATCCCTCGCTCTCCCTCAAGCTCTTCGTAACCTCCGGCCAGAAGTTCTTCTCCAGCGTCCTCACGGCGTTCGCCACTCCCGCTATCGTCCCCATGGTTCCTCTCCATTATATCATAAGCGTCACATAGTATCCTCCTTCGATCCGCCATTCCCCGGTCAAGGAAGAAAGATCCCTCGTGAGCCTTCACGAAAACCTTCCTTCCCATCCCGAGGCAAGCCTCATCATTGAACGATACCCCGTTTATGACCATTGCTCTATACCTTTAACGTCCTCGGCGTATAACTCGGATGGCCTCTTGAGCGCGGGAGTGCCGGAGGACGGGGTAAGAGACAACGTGCCGTCATCGGGATTATACGTGGCGGCTGTCACGTTATTCCACACGGAGGAGGCGCCTAATAGCGTACCGTACATCTCAGTCAAGTCAAAACCTCCATAATGCTCCACGACCTTGTACTTATTCTCGCCTGTAGCCAATTTCTTGACATCCACCCAGACCAATCCCTTCGCCTCGTCCAAGATATCGATATCGCTAGTGAAAGATATAGCGTTCATCCATGCCTTCTCAACATCCTTATAAACGAGGTTGATCGTAAGCGATGCGTTCTCTCCGGAACTCTTGAACCTCTGTCCACCCGGATAAACGGCACCGAGCTCATATCCCCTGAAATCACCTTCCGTATCGGTCTTCTCTCCATATACGACATTATTCTTGTCGATGAAGATCACCCTCATGCTCTCGTTCTTGAGCTTCATGAGATTGGTTCGCAAGCCCTCGTCATAATCGTTCATCGTGTAAGTCTCGACAAGCTCGCTATAACCCGTGATCTTGGACGAGCCATAACCGGTAGCCGATGTCTGTGCCTCGCCTCCGGAAGTGGCGTACTCAGCGATCGTCGAGATCGGATAGACACGGTTCGGACGGTCGGCGTGGGCGTACTCTCCCAGCTTCGTGTCAAAATCGGATATCTTGAACGTCATACCTACCGGAGTGAGTATGATCGCCTTGATATAGTCGGGAACGAACGGACACTTGCTCGTGCCGGTATTGAAAATCTCGGAACCGCAGTCCCTGAACATTTTTACTGCCATAATTATCTACATGTTATATTTTTTACATTTAATCTTAAATCCTTAATATCAATAGCGTCTATGCGATCGTCGAACTCGCTTTTCCCCTCGCCATACACGCCAGCCCTTCCATACCTGAAATTATCGGTCTTCACATGGGATACTATCGCCCCGGGGCCTATATCAAACTTGCGATCGTTGGATATCCTCCTTATAAGGCTGTCATATACCGGATACAACGTAGCCTTGAAGGACTTCTCCAATCGCTCCTCATTGGTATAATTCCCCAACGTATTCACGGCTATTATCAAGGAAAGGCTCACGGACGTTAAGGAGGGGTTGGATTTATCCTCGTCGAACGGGGAATATAACCCTATCATAGGATATTTCCTTCCCGCCGTTACGGGTGCCTTCCCCATGGCGGAAAGCGTCTTGGCCATATATTGCCAATCGCCGAATTGGTAATTGACCATATACCCAACGTCTTTTGAAACGCCAGCGACGATATCCCTGAATATATCCACCAAGACATTCATATATTCATCTCATTTATATGGGTCAATATATTCCTGTCAATATCCATGTCCTCCTTGAAAGACTCCCTTATGCGATCCGATATCCCGATGTTGATATCCACCATATTATTCCAAGCTTGGGTCATCATCCTTGAGGTATGCGCCAATATCCGCCTCACGTCCACGTCATCGGACGTGGAGGATACGGATATCAGCGTCTCGTTTCTCTGGTAATGAAAATAGACATACATAGCCATGGGAGACCTATCCGATCTCAATATCCCTAGGATATAATCAAACATGTCGTTTCCCTTCCTGCCATTATCGGCGTAATCGACGAATGAGTCATAATATCCTCCCATGAGCGAGACGAGGTACTCGTCCCCGTAGGTCTCGATATACCATACCACGTTCTCCGATATGGCATTGGAAGCCTCATTGGAGAATCCCCCGTCCTCCGGTATCACGAGTCCCTGTATCCTAAGGTCTCCCTTGAAGTACGCATTGTCTATTATCATCGCTATTTATCTTTATCAAGTGACATTTTCGAGTCCCCGAAGACGGATGTCTTGGTATCCGTGTCCGGGATTCTCTTTCTTGTCCCAACCGGGGTCTTTGAGGATATATCGATCATGCCAAGCTCCTTTCGTATGGAATTCTCCTGAATGACCTTGTCGACCTCCATCTCCTCACCCGTTATAATTATAGAAACCCTCATGTCATTATGTATTAAGAGGATTTCTTGATAGCGGTCAATACGTCGGATAACTTGCCATAGGCGAACGCCCACGGGTTGTATACCGGCATGATAACCTCCTCGTCCACGATCACCGCCGTCTGGTTTTTCAATCGGCTCTCGATATCATCGGCGAACTCGATATTGATAGAGGTATAATCCACCAAGGAGGCCCCGTTAACCATATCCCCGACGAAATAATACCCCGGCATGATACAAGTGGTCTCGACAACGGGTCTTCCGGCCACGTACTTCACGCCGTTCACCAACGTCACGAGATTCAAATCCCGCCCCGACGTGTCCTTCAAGGTCTCGATCTCAAACAAGGTGGATGGGTTCATGGCGATCATATTCGGGGTATACTCAGCGTACGTCATGACACCGAAGATAGCCTTGACAGCGTCCCCTAGGTTCGGGGATGCGACGGTGTTGAAGAAATTA